GTGGTCAAGCCATTGCACGCCAAGCTCCATTGAGCCTTCGCGGGCGACGACCGTTTTGACTTGCTCGCGAAACGCGATTGCGGCGGCGTTCAATTGACCTGCACGTTTCGCGGCAGCTACCGCTGTCCCTTGTTGTTGCACTGAAAGTTTTGGCATTTATGGTCTCCTGTGGTTGGAGACCCGATATTGACCAACCTACAACTTCCGAGCAAGGGGGATCGGACAAAAAACACTGGCTTGTCGGCTCAGCGGACTCGATATGCTGGTGCCAGCAGGGCGGCGGAAACCCGTCTGCACCTTTCGGCGCGCTGGCTGATCACCTCGCTGCGTCTTCCCCGCCGGCGCTGCTAAGGCCAGGTCGAGTATAGCTCGGACACACCATGTCGAAAAAGCCTACTAGCTTGTCGGCTCCGTGGGCTTACCGCCTCAAACGGTCACTAGCTTCGCGACGCGTCGTTTTTCACTTTACCTTCCGCAGCGCGATCGCGCTAACGCGTGCCGATTCCCGAACTGGGCGCATTTCCGGCTGCCAACTGCACGTAATCCCGGCCGGATGGACATGCTCCACATCCATAACCAAGCTACCGGACTTCAGCATCACCTTATCGCCCTTCTTGAAGCTGTCGACCTCGCGTGAAAGGGAAGCACCTGGCTCATGCACTTGGATCACATCCCATGGTGCGCTGAAAGGCAGAATGGTTTGCGATTTAGTGCTCATGTAGCAGCACTGTACGATCGGAAGGCCATGTCCATCCTTGCCGACTCGCAGTGCCGTCATCGGCCATTCCGGATCCGGAGGCATCTTGCCGCGTTGCAGGCGCTCAGGCTTAATTTCCACCACGCCGCCAATAAGTTCTTGTTCAAGCTTCTTGACTATATCGCTGATCAGCATCCCCGACCTCAAACAAATCCCAAAGCCATAAGGATGAAACCAGTCGACCGGACATTCAAGAAGTAAACAACAAAAAGCCCGCTGGCTTGTCGGCTCAGCGGGCTTTGGTCGCAACTCTGCAATCTGGCGAAAATTTACACCCTATCCGCCACATTTGCAAGGGAAATTTTCGCTGTACCCCTTACGCCTCAACGGACTCCGCGATCGTCACGTTGTTTCTCTCGAAGAGTGGTGTCAGCCGCTTCACGGCCTGCTGTTCGAGGCCATTGAGGCGCTTCCGGATGATCTGCGCGTTCCGCTCGAGCGTCCGGACCGTGATGTGCGTTTCCTCGGAGATTTCCCGATACGACAACCCGTCCTGCCGCAGCCGCGCCTGCGAATGGCCGGCGATCAGCGCCATGATCGCCTTGCCGTTGGTCACGGTGAGCGACGGCCGTAGGTACGTCCGCATCTCGACCAGCGCGCTCTTCCACTGCGACGAAGGCGGGATTCCCGGGTCCGCCGCGCGCGTGGCGCTCGCCGGCCGCGCCGGCATGCCGCACGCATAGCGCAGCCACACCGCGTTGCGTTCCGGCTTCAGCAGGTGATCGCGCACCGCCCCGACGACCATCGCACACTGGGCCCGGATTTCGTCACCGTTCAGCCCGTCGAAGTTGATCGTGCCGGACGAGCTGCCGTACAGGTAGTCGAGAAATTCAGCCTGCCGAACGCTCAGACGGCCGACCGATTCGAGGATCTGGATCAGCGCCAGGCGGAACTGCTGCTTCTGCCGCGGCGGCAGCGACGTCACGAGAAAGCTTACGTGCAGCGCCTGTTGCGTGTTCTCGAAGATGGCGGTCAACGCACACCTCGCGTCGTCATCGCCAACTCCTGGCGCGTGTTCAGCTCGCGCATGTAGCCGGACAAGTTGCTCGTGAAGTCCGGGCGGATGCGCGTGTCGACGTGCGTGCCCGGCGAGCGGCTCGTGCCCGCGAGCGAGTACATGCGCCCGCGGCTCTCGGAATGCATGTCGAGCCGCGCGAGCGCGACGTCGAGCGCGAGCAGCTGGCGCACCGACGACACCGGATGCTTCAGCCGGCGCGCGAGGTCATGCGCCGAATACCGGACGCCGGGCTTCATCGCCCCGATCAGCCCGTTGATGGTGAGTTTGCTTTTTGCTTTCAAGGCCCCGCTCCTTATGCTGACTTCAAATTCAACTCGATCGCCTCGATCCGCACGCCCGGCGTGCGCGCGTAGCGCTTCGACACCCAGAGGTCGACGACCTGGCCGTCGTCGACGTACACCACTCCGTTCATCCCGTCCTTCAACGCCTTGACAACGTTGTCGGCGTCCGGCTTCTTCGTCGCCCCGATGGCGCCGGCGGCCGCTTCGCCCTGGCGCTTCATCGACCAGCTCGCCGGAATCGGCAGGCCGATGTGCACGATCAGGCGGATCGGGCCGGCGTACGGCGTGGCGCTGCGCATCGCCTGGCGGGCAGCCATCTTCACGAGGTTCTCGTACCGCTCCGTCTTCTCGGGCGTGTAGGTCGTGACGTGCGCGCCGCGGCGTGCGAACTTCGGGCGCCCCTTCGCGACCGGCGTGCCGGGAACGACGAACTCGACGCGCTGCGCGACCGGCGACGCCGTGATGAGGGATTGCTGCGTCATGCGCGCACCTCGCGCGCGGCCCGCGCTACCGTCTCGGCCGGCTTGTGTGCATCGCAGTAGTCGCGGCCCTTGTGCGTCCAGTGCGCCTTCACGCGCGGGCCGTGAGCCGCGCATTCGCAGCAGTAGCGATGGCCGCCAGCCTGCTTCATCGCCTTTGTGATCCGCTTCATGCCGTCACCTCGTCTTCGACGTCGTCGGTCACCGGCACACCGCTGATCGGGCGCAGCCACATGTCCGGACACCAGCCCTTCGTGATGTGGCAGGTCAAGCCAGTCCTCGCGTCCATGGCGGGGATCGGCGTTGGCGCTTCGACGTACCAGCAGAAGCCGAAGTGCAGGTAGTCGCCGTAGGGTGCCTTCACCTCGACGATGCGGTCGCGGGCACCGCCACGCGTGATCACGGCCAAATCCCCGGGTTTGCAGTTCATCGCCCTTCCCCCATCAAAGCGCCGGCCGCGACCGGGCCGGCAGTGTTGCGAAACGCGCGGTTGTGGTCGTCCCACCACGGGCCGTCGCCCGCGGCGTCGAACACGCGCAGCTTGAAATCGAACGGAGGTTCGTCGCGGCCTTGCTCGACGCCGAGCGTGCCGCCGTGCTCGACGATGCCGGTCCACGAGCGCCACCAGTCGCCGACGGTGCGCGTGCTCGTCGCAGGCTTCGGGGCGCGCGCGGCGAGCAGATCGCCGAGGATCAGCTCGAGCAGGCCCAGGTTCAGCGGCTGCTCGGAGCGCTCGCGCTCACGGCGTTTGCGGCCCGTGGCGATGGCCGCACGGAGGTCGTCGGCAGTCACGCCGCGCGCGGGCCAGCCGGCCAGCCGCGCGTCATCGGCGACGAAGCCGACACCCGACGAGCGAAGGATTTCGACGAAGGCGGCGGCGGCGCTCGGCGCATCGTCGCGCGCTACTGCCTGTGCTGTGCCGCCGCCGCTTGCTTTTAGGTTTACTTCTCCCTCTCCCTGTCCCTTGGATGCTGTTTCCCTAGGGACGTCTTGAGGGACAACTCCGGTCTGTCCCGGTGGACATTTGCCCTTTGTCCCCTGGGACATCTTCTTTTTGTCCCTGGGGACAGGATCGCGGTAATCGGGGGACAAGAACTCTTCGAGCGTGGGGAATTCGATCTCTGTCCCGTGTCGCTGGTTGTGCTTCTTGATGCGCGCGCACTCGGTTTTGTAGCGCTGCTCGTGCTTCGCGGCCCATGCGTCGCGTGCCTTCTCGGCGACGACGGGGTGATACAGCCGACCGTCAGCGCACTTGATCCAGCCGCGCAGCGAGCCGGTGCGCACCTTCCGCCACTCGGCGACGACGCGGCCGTAGCCGGCCAGCTGCGCGAGCACGCGATCATCATCAGGAAGCGACGCAGCCGGCACCTGGTGCCATGCCGCGCACCAGAGCAGCACCGCCGCGCGGAACTCTTCGGCCGTCGACAGCGCGGCGATGTCGCTGTCGCGAAGACGCACGACATCGAGCGGCATGAACGCGAACGCCCGCAAGTCACATGTCGCATCGGTGAGAGGATTCGGGAGATCGTTCATTCGCAAAGTCCATACGCCGAGGCGCATGCGGTCGCCGGCTCGGCGTCCGCGAGAAGGTCGTATTGCCGGCCGCCGCGAGTCGTTTTCGACCACTCGACGACCTGATGCACTGTTGTGGCTTGGCCCGAATGCCCCGTCGTGCCCATGTGGAAAAATGAGACGGGGCTCAAGGGTCGACACACCTCCGAAACGAGGCTCTCCCACGCGGCGATGCGCTCGATGTGCTCGGGGAACCGGCGCGCGATCTCACGCAATTCGAGCTTCCCTGCGTTGATGCAGGGCATGCACCCGACGCGCGTCATGCCTTCGCGGTACAGCGGATTCGCGGTGATGCCAGCAGCCGCGTGTGCATCGAATACGTCGGCAACGTTCCAGCGCAGAATCGGTCGAAACACGGCGTAATGACCACCGCGCCATTCGTAATTCGGAAGCCACCTGCGCGCCTCACTCTCGTCCGCGCGAACGCCCTGCCACGACTCGACGAAATACCCCGCGTCGATCTGATCCAGCGCGTATTCCGTCAAGGGATTCCGCTTCAAGTATTCAGTGCAGAACTGTCGCTTTCGGGACGGGAAGCCACCACGCACCATGCACAGGTCAAGGAACGGGTTCCCGCTCGGGTGCAGGAGGTCC